TTCCACAAGACCTCGCGCCGGTGTGCTGGTGATGGCCGTGACAAAATCCGCGTAAGTTTCCCCGCGCGCTTCCACCAGACCCAGAACATCGCCTTGGCCTTTCACGTTGGCCATCATCTCGTCGTATTCGTCGATCAGCGCGAGCGCGGCAGGATCGGATTTCAGCGCTGTCGAGGACCCTGCATGCGCAAGCCGCACCCGGACGCCTGCCACATGCTTCAGTGTCTTCTTCATCCGCCGACCGCGCACCACCTTATTCGCAAGCGTGTCGGCCTCATCCAGAAGCGCCATCAGCCTCGGCTCAAACTGATCCGTCAGGAACTCCTTCGTGGGCCCCACATACAGGATCGGTGCCGGGCGCTGGTCCAACCGCGCGCCGATGATGTCGAGCATGCTGTCGGTCTTGCCCGACTGCGCCGAGGTCACCGCGACCACCCGGCGATAGCCGCCGCGATGCACCGCCGCCGACCACGGGATCATGTAAGGTGTGAGCTTTGGATCGCGGGGACCGGGAATACCGGCGGTTTCGGGATAGATGCGGTGGGCAGCCGCCCAGGCCGCCGGGTCACGCTTCTCGCTCGGTCTCCAGATCGCTGCGATCAGCGCCCAGAGCTGCGCCTGCTTTTTCCGCGCCGCCTGCAATGCGCTGGAGGGAACCATCAATCACCTCTTCGAGCACCCGCCGCGCCTCTATGTCTCGTGTATACCGGGCCGCCAGCCCGGCCAGTTCAGCGCGAACAAGAGCCGCCATCTCTCCAACAACTGCGCGGGCATCCTCCATGGCAATCAACTCGCGGCTGCGTTCGCGGATGCGCAGCTCAATCTCCCGGGTACGGGCTTCTGAGGCGCGCGTCGCCGCCGCAGCCTTGTTGTTTTTGCTGATCTGGTCTTCGTAATAGGCCAGCGCCCCGCGGATAACCGCCACCAGCGTGTACTCCCCGCGCGTGGCGCGCTCGATATACCCCGCCTTGACCAACCCCTGTACCCAGCGGTCGGATCGCCCAAGCAAGGCAGCCGCTTGGGAGACGGTGATGGTCTGGCCGCGTGCGCGGGATGTGGACATGGGTCATACTCTCCGGCAAGAAACGTGATCACAAAAAGCAGCAACTCTGATGGTAGGACTGCAGCCTGTGGAGCGAGATTGGTCAGGCTTAGTCGTCGGTCTCGGCCAAAATGGCGAAGCGGGTAACCCAGCCATCAAGCCGGGGAGGGCCTTCCTGGATGCCATGGCTGGCTTTGGTCTGGGCGGAGACGCTGCGGCGTTGCCATTTCTCCATGACATTGCTGATATGTTGGCGCAGGTGTTGGTTCAGAGAACGTCAAACCACCGCATGGCCGTCTGAAACAGGTGAGTGTCGTCACCTGCTGTGGCCTCTGCGAGAAAGGTTTTGATCTCACTCTCCCATAAGCCACCCTCGCGCAGCGCCTGTTCGCAACGGGCCAGAACCTCTACAGTCGGCTCCTGCGGCCCGTTTTCCAGGAGGGAGGCATACGGGGGCTTTGGTGTCATGGGCTGCGCTCTTCGGTGCCGTGTCTTTTTGAACACGCATCGTAAATCTTGATGCCCGCCCTTTTGCCAGCGAGTTTTGGTTGGTGTTTAGTCCGGTTGCCGATTGTTTTGACCTGATCCAATTGGACTGCTCGGGTATTGGACTTCATTGATATGAACCCCACGCCCCTATCCTGTAACTTGGCCAGCCTTGTGCTGGCCATTTTCTTTTGCCCTATACAAATCGTTGAACGTGTCCCCGCTGCCGTGCAACACTGCAACCTCTCCAGTGAAATCCTGCCAGCGTTTGACGGCCACATCGACATAGGCCGGGTTCAATTCAATCCCGTAGCAGACCCGCCCGGTCATCTCTGCGGCGATCAGCGTGGTGCCCGATCCCATGAAGGGCTCATAGACGGCCTGACCGGGGCTTGAGTTGTTCTCGATGGGCCGGCGCATACAGGCGACCGGCTTTTGGGTGCCGTGTATGGTGCTGGCATCCTGATCTTTGCTCGGGATGTGCCACAGCGTTGTCTGCTTGCGATCCCCGGCCCAATGACCCTTGCCGGATTTGCGGACCGCGTACCACGCAGGCTCGTGCTGCCAGTGATAATCACCACGGCTCAGAACAAGTCGTTCCTTGGCCCAAATGATCTGCGACCGGATCGCAAACCCGCAGGCCTCGAGGCTTTCGGCCACCGTCGTTGCATGCAGCGCGCCATGCCAGACATAGGCCACATCGCCGGGAAAGAGCGCCCAGGCCTCGCGCCAATCCGCGCGGTCGTCATTCAGCACCTTGCCGGTGCGTTTTGTCTTGGCCGCACCCGCCTGGTTCCGCCAGCTCGGATCATACTCCACGCCATAGGGTGGATCGGTACACATCAGGAGCGGCTTTACCGTGCCGAGTAGCAGCTCGACATCAGTCGCCACCGTGCTGTCGCCGCAGAGCAGGCGATGCCCGCCCAGCGTCCAGAGATCGCCGGGCTTGGTCACCGGCTGCTCTGGGGTCTCAGGCACATCGTCTGGATCGGTCAGGCCGCCGGTGGCATCAAGCAGCGCGTCGGGGAGGATCTCTGCCAAGTCATCCGCGCTAAACCCGATCAGCCCAAAATCCTCAATGCCGAAGTCGGTGCGCAGGTCCTCGATTTCCAGCCTGAGCATCTCGGGATCCCACTTGGCGATTTCCGCCAGCCGGTTGTCGGCCAGCGTATAGAGCCGACGATCTTCCTCGGTCCAGCCCCGGGCCACCATCACCGGGACCTCCGCCAGCCCCAGCTGCGCCGCCGCCATCAACCTGCCATGGCCTGCGATGATCGTGCCATTCTCGGCTACCAGCATCGGGATAGTGAACCCGAACCGCTGCATGGACGCCGCTATCTGCTCGATCTGTTCGGCCGGGTGTTGGCGCGCGTTTTTTGCGTACGGGGCAAGATCGGCGACCTGCCACATCTCGACCTGCGCCGCGGGCCAGGCCCTGGGATTTTGTTCTGCATCAGCTGTCATTGGAGACCTGCTCTTTGGGTGCGAAAGTTGGTCCGGCGAGCCGAAATGCCGCCGGGTCGCTTAAATCAATCCTGGGTGGTGTTGAGGGGTGATCGCCCCCTCTAGTCGGGTGTTTTGTGCCAAAAACAGGCTAAATTGCAGTGCCGCCTGTTCGCTAAATCGACGCGTAAGTCATTGAAATCATTCGGTCAGACCCCCGCTTGAACGCACGATGTCGCGCGTTCAATTGGCGAAATCTGCAGGGGGCATTTCGCCAATTCGAGACTTAAGGCTCTGATTTCGTTGTGTGCGACCCCCTTTGAAACGAAGCGAAATGGATTTTTCAAAAAATAAAAAACGCGAATATTCCGCGAGGCGGCGGCCCCGCACCAGATCAAGCCCCAGAAGGGACCCAAGGGGTGGGGGGCAGCAGGCCACGACGGGCCTCCGGTGCGCGGGACTGAGCGCTGTGAGAGCTGCTAACGCCAGCAGTGGCGCGTAATGGGGCGGTTTGGCGCATCTTGGGGTGGGCTCTCGTCACTCTCAGGCCTGATCTTCGAGCAGGCGTTGGATTTGTCGCGTGGCCTCAGCCAGCACGTCGGGCTGCGCGGCCTCGAACGCGTCGCGTGTGGCGTCCTGCAGCATCTCTTTCGGGATCGCCGGGCCGAACATCTTCTTGATCGGAAGCCGGGCTTTGCCCTCGCGGACGAAGGCGTTGCCCGCAAGCGAGCCCACGAGGAAGGCGCTATCGAAACGCTGCCAGCGCCCCCAGGGTTTGGCACGCACACCGTAGCCGAACTGGCGCGGGCTGAAATGCGACAGGCCCAGATAGTCACCGCGGGCCTCAATGGTATAGGTCAGGTTTGAGAAACTCGAGCGGATCGTGCGTGTTTCTCGGTTGACCAGTGCGGCTTTCGCACCGGTCTGCTTGCGCAGCGCGCGGCGCACCTGGGTGCGGACCTTGTTGCCCTCGCTGTTGAGCGCGCGGTTGAAGGCACGGGTTGCCGCCTGCTCACCGAGCCGCTGGAGTGCTGCTTCGAAATGCACGCGGGTCTGGTCCAGGTCGCGGATCAGGATATTCATGGGTTACCTTTTTGCGCTGCCGTGCATTTTGTCTCGAATTGACCGTGGGCATATTGACCATTCGCATCGGTCACTATCGGGATGATCGACTTGTCGGCAAACAGCACCAGCCGCCCGTTCTTGCGCGCCTTTTGCACGGGGCCGCGCGCGAGGCCGGAATGGGCGGCATAGGCGCGTTCAGACATGCCTTCCATGGCGCTGTGAATGTCCTCAACATATTGTAACTAAATGAGAATAAAGATCTTATTCAGTTGATTACACTCCCGCATAGAGCGACTCTGGGTGCAGAAAAACGATACACCTCAGCCCCGGAGACGATGCCATGACCACGAAGACCAAAGCCCTCGCCAAAGCCCCCAGCGAAGCCCTGCTGCTGGAGATCGCAGCGAAGCATTTCCACACCGTCGAGACGCTGGAAACCCGCAACCGCGACCGCCTCGACTTCCACGATGTCGCCGTCTGGTCCATCCGCG